TTTGGTTTTGGACCATTACATTTTGGTTTCTCTTTGCATTCATTACAAGGTCCAGTATACACATTTTTTATACGCATACTACTTGCAAGAAGTGCCACAGCCATAAAAAAACATACCACTAACACGGGAATTAACATTAGAACCCATGCTATATTCTCAAAATTTCCCATACAGAGACCCTGAAATGTAGCTACTCCAACAATACCTACAATGAGCCACCATAATACTATCTTGTATTCTCCTGTTAAAAGATGATACAAGGTACCGGCTATAGAAATCAAAAGAATTAAATTGGCGGGTTTACACAACATCTATAGTATTCTTTTATTTTGATTCAGACACAAGTAAGACAGGCGTTCCATTGGCTAACAGAATACCTACCTCGTCACCTACATCATCCTCACCCTCAATAGCAAATAGCTTACGAGTCTTTGCCTCGTACCAGTACTTCTTACCGCGAATCGTGCGAACCTCTACCTCCATACCTTCCTCTTCGTCTTCGTCTTCGTCTTCTACTTCTGCCTCTACCTCTACTTCCTCTTCTACTTCATCGTCATCTTCATCCTCTTCAAATACAGGAATTACATGAGGTACAGGAGGTGCAGAAACATGCTCAATCCTAGGCACTGCATGATCTGTAATGACCAAGACCGGTGTAGAACTATCAGCAAACTCTCCCAAGACATTAAGAATCTGGGCCACAACCTCCCGCGCAGCCGGATCAGACTCCTTTGAAGACCACACTGCTAACATACGTTCAGCATCCATTCTAATAGTAGACCAATCCTGACTGGAATCTGTTAGACCAAGAAGACCTTCGCGCAGAATCTTTGTTCTGGAATTGGTATCCTCTGTAACATATAGTCCTGTAAGAAAAGGAATAAGCGTCTTGTAACGGATTACGCTAGACATAGTATTGTCTTACAGTAAAACCACAGTGCAACGTCAAGTTTTTATACCCATGCAAAACTCTAATGTAGCCTCTTTTTCGGCCACAGGTTTGGACCGTCGAAGACGAATACCCTGGGCTCCAGGCCGATTCATACGGTCCATTTCCCAAGGAATAAACGTATTTTTCATTGATGCATCGTAAAAATCAATCGGTTTTGTATCCATAATCTGCACAATGGAAATCATCGGTGGTGTCATTACATCAATCCGAAGCCGTTTCTCATGAATAGTTTGGCGAAAAACCGAAATATCCAGAGTACCGCCAAAGAGACGCAAAACTAATCTAGACGGAGCCAGACGGACACTGTCAGGCCCATACAGACGATTAAGAAGAGCATAGCGCTCCCACTGGACATGAATATCCAGTCGTTCATTAAAAAGATATGCAGCCGCACACTCAGGACAACAAAAATTTCCATAGACGCGCCAAATACCCTCTTCAATGCCAAAAGGAATCACACAGGGCCGACCACGAAATGGATGGCAGTCCCAAAAACAAGCAATATCTGTAGAATCAGGAAGTCGCTGTTCTCTGTTAGAATCCTGAAAACAGATCATGAGCATCTCGGAATAATTCAGTGGAACAGATGGTCTTGCTACCTTAGTTTCAGGCTCTACCATAAGTGTGGGTGTCTCTAAACCAAAACTTGCATAAATATCTTGGGGGTCATAAGGATTTACACCAACAACTTCTTTCTTGGGTGCACTGAACATATCCGTATCAATATCCGATGAATGAATTGGCATATGGGTAATTAAAGGACGCTGAATAGTTAATTCACCTTCGATACCTTCTGGTGTAACTTTGGCTACTACTGCCGGTTTACGAGTCTTTTTGGCTTTTACAGGAGGGGTAGGTAATATCTCGACTGTTTCAGCAAATACGGAATCCACAGAATGACTTATTGTTTCTGTTTCTGCCTTTGCCTTGGTCTTTTTCTGTGACTTAGACTTAATCATTGTTAGGCTGTATCCAAATCCTCTTTAGACCTAAACGGGTTTTATTCTAGTATAGGAATGAATAAAACACAGTGGACAGAACGATATCGTCCTACCACATTATCCACTGTAGTTGGTCAAGAGACCATAAAATCAATCTTAACACGTCTTACTAAGACCGGTGTAAGTGATTGTCCTCATCTTATTCTGCATGGCCCCCCAGGAACTGGTAAGACAACTCTGGCTCTGGCATTTTCTTCTGACATGTATCCAGGAGTACCCCAGCCGGCTTCTACTATGTATTTAAATGCAAGTGATGAGCGGACTATGGAAACTGTCCGTGATCGAATCCGTGAATTTCTCCGAACATCATGGACCGGTGTTCACCGTAAAATAGTGATTTTTGATGAAGTAGAAACAATGACAGAACCCGCCCAGCTCACTTTGAGAGCTTTGATGGACTCTCCCTTAATTCCAGAGGCACCTCTTCCTCTGTTTCTTTTCTTGTGTAATACAATATCGCGTATTGTTCCTTTGGTTCGTTCACGTGCACTTGCACTGTTCTGCGGGCATCTAACAAGTAGTCAAATTGCCGGACTTGTCCAAGATATTCAGACCAAAGAAGGGCGCCAAGTCAGTGTGCCCTCGCCTCTTGCTTGTCTCTTAAATAGAGGTGATATGCGGTCTTTTTTACAGCGAGCACAGAATAATGAATCGCCCAATATCTGGCTTCCATGGATTCAACGAATCTTTAATGCTAGTCCGGCAAATCAAGACTTAGTCTGGGAAGAAGGTCTGCAAAAAGTACCGGCGTGGATCTTATTCCGCCATGTTCTTGTATTTTGTTATTCGATGGGCCTCCATGAAAAAAAAGGATGGCATGCATTTTTAGAAGCAGTTATAGCACATAGATCATCCGATCCAAAGACAGTGATAGCCTCTGTAGTTCCTTTATGGATTGCTATTGTGGAGGGGTTAAAAACTTGACCATTTAAAGGACATAGTTCACCGTAATCAATGCAGATTACACCATCTCCGCTAAGGATTAGTACCATGACTGTAACGGGGCATCTGGGCCATCCGCCTGATCTTCAACGACTTTATAGTCATGGGGCATTCATTCCCTATTGGTTCATCGGTGAGGGAATTTTGAAAATTGAGCTCGGTGCTAATAAAAAAGGTATTGCCATGGATGATATTCTGCACGATTCATCTCGTGAAAAAAAGCGGTTCTTTAATCAATCATCTCTTGTATTTCGTGTTTGTCTTGGTTCAGAAATATACAAGGAAGTGAATATTAAGTTGTTCAAAAATGGTGGATTTCAGATGACGGGTATTAGCTCAGAAAATATGGCCCGTCTTGCACTAGTACAATTTATGGAGACCAACAAAGACCGGTCAATATGGCCATCAACACCGTACATTCATACTTTCGATGTACGCATGATGAATTCAGATTATTCAATTGGAAAAGCTATTCGTCGTGACCGTCTCCATAAATTGCTAGTTGAGAAATATGGTTTGTGGTCATCCTTTGAACCCACGATATATCAGGGTGTGAATACTAAGTTTTTCTGGAATAAGACAAGGACTCCTGAGACTCCTCCCGGTATCTGTGTATGTCCGGAATCATGTATAGGAAATGGTGATGGATATTCCGTAGGTGCCTGCAAGAAGATTACGATTTCACCCTTTAGAACCGGTTCGGTAATTATCACGGGTGCTAAGAATACAGAACAATTAATGGATTCATATAATTTCTTGAATCAGGTATTTATGGACCATGCGGATCTGATTCTTAGAGATGAGGTGGTCCAACCTGTTCCTAAGAAAAACGTGGCTACAACTACGGAAGGAGTTCTCCGGCAAAAGATTAGGGCCAGTCCACGTAACATTGTCGCGGTTAATCTAGTCTGAGAGAACCCGATGTCCTTATCAGAAATGAGTACCCCTGCACCTACACCTGCACCTGCACCTGCTAGTGTACAAGTTGAACTCCCTAATGAGAAAGTACTGAGTCATGCTGCAAAGATTGCTATGGAGCAGGATAAGCCTATTCTGCTAGATTATTATATGGATACCAAGCTGGGTCGTGCATTTCTAGGCGAGGACGGTGAGACCAAAGAGAAGATTCTTGTCAAGAATCCTGAGGAGTACACTAGTCCGATACAGAAGATGTTCAAGGCAAAGGACGACTACATCATTATGACAGAGAATTCTATCTACATCGTTAGTGGTCAGATTAAGAGAAAGACTATTTCTTCTGCTGCCATGACGTAAAAATTGAAAGTTAAAGTTTTGGGTTAGGTATTGTACATATACGAAATGAATAGAATGCCCCCGGCAGCTCCAGCAGAACTAAAAGAATCATTTCCTGCTAGTTTTGTAATAAAAGCAGCAACCAAACTTGCTATTGAGCAAGATAAAGCTATTCTGCTAGATTATTACATGGATACCAAGCTAGGTCACGCATTTATAGGCGAAGACATTGAGACCAAAGACAAATTTCTTGTTAAGAATCCTGAGGAGTACACTAGTCCGATACAGAAAATGTTCAAGGCAAAAGATGATTACATTGTAGTGACGGAAAATTCTATATACATCGTCAGTGGACAACTTAAAAAAAAGAGGATTATAGCCACAACGTAAAAGTTGAACAGTTACACTATAGGAACTGAATAGTAATGCTAGGTTGGCTAGGAAGTTCTAACATTATTGACCCAAAGACTCTGTCCCCTCCCAGATCTATGGGTCCTGAATCAAGTTCAGGACCCTGGAAACTAGGCATCATAGGTTCTCGCAAGACACGGTATGAAAACATGCAAATAGAGATTATCCAACCGATGTTAGATGCCTGGGGTCTACCCTCCGAGATTCTTGTACCTTCCGAAGGCGATTCATCGCATATCCTTGTGTTGTGGGCTCAACAAAAGGATATTCCGATTCGTATGATTACATCTGATTGGTCTTCGTTCGGTCCAAGAGCTGCTCTCGTTCGCAATACAAGTATTCAACGAGAAGCGGATCGTCTGATTTTCTTACAGGGTCCTCGGTCAACTAAGGTAGCCAAAGATGCTGAAAGACTAGCTAAAAAAGGTAGAATTATTGGACTCAGTGAAAGACCCGGTAATTCATTAAATTTCCTAGGTAATAAGTAGATGGTCAAGTATTCTAGAAGACAACATAAGCGGAAGCATAGAAGAAGTCAACGCGGTGGCAGTCAACGCGGCGGTGCATTGGCTGAGTGGTCTACTGGTCCGGCTCTTTTACTAGATGGTGCCGCTCGTATTCAAGCTGAGCAAGGACCTCTAGATAGAGTTTTTGCTGACTTACCTAGCGTAATTCCTAGACAGTCTGGTGGCAGTCGCAGAAGACAGCGGGGTGGTATGCAGAGTTATTCAAATGCATTTAAGCAATCTGGTTCTTCTAGGAATAGACGCAGACGCAGAAGCAGAAGACAGCGCGGTGGTATGATGGATTTAAAGAGTGCATTTGTGTCTCCCTCTACTCAACCTGGCACGTCGTTTGCTTCTTTCGGTTCCGCTGAAAAGTCTCTAGGCTATGGGTTTGACTTAATGAGAGGAGCTCAAAGCTAAACGCACTCCTTTCTGTTGCTCCTCTGTCAGTGTTTCCGCGTTTACTAAACAACGTACTAGGAGTTGGCCTGCCTGTTTGGTCTTATCAATAATAGGCATACCTTTTCCTTCAATTACTATCACATCTGTATGGCGAATTACGTTATTACTTGTAATAACTACTGTCCCAGAAGGATGAGGTAGACTCCGTTCAAATCCTAACAGACTCTCTGCCAATGATATTTGAATATCACATGTCAGATTATCTCCGGACCGTTGATATACAGAATCGGCCACTTCATGAATAACTAAGATAACATCACCTGGACGTTCGTACTGAGGTGATTCCGAACACTTTTCAGGAAATACAATACGATCACCGTCTTTCATTCCAGGTTTAATATACTCTTCTAACACTGTTTCAACTACACTGGTTCGTTTACCATTGCACACAGAACATGCTTCTGTAACTACGGTCCCAGTCTGCTGACATGTAGAACAAGGACTCTGAGACATAGCAATCATTGGACCAATCTGATGTTGTTGCATACGGAATCCACTGCCTCCACAACCAGAACAAGGCTGTACTGCACCTCCTTTTCCCTTGCAACCAGAGCATAATAAATCACGCTTAAACGTTAATACAAATTTTTTACCATGATATAAATCGGTTAGAGATACACCTATGTCATGAAGTTTATGGGGACCACGAGGTTGACTTTGATTAGGCCGTGCTTGGTTAAACATATTACCAAATCCAAATGGATTCATTGGATTCATTGGAAACATGTTTCCAAACATTTCTGACAAGTCAATACTTGGACCTGGATTACCTATTTGGCCTGTTTGATCATATTGTGCTCTTTTTGATGCATCTGATAGAACAGAATATGCTTCATTTATTTTTTTAAATTTTTCTGGATCTCCACCTTTGTCTGGATGATTAACCAACGCTAATTTACGATATGCCTTTTTAATATCATCAGCGGTAGAGCTTTTATCTACACCTAATTCCTCATACAAAGTCATTATCCTATACAGATGTTAGATTGTTTAGACCCAAAAACATATAATGTTGACGATTTAAGCACAGTGTCGGTAAAAATAGAAGATGGACCTTGTTGTTGGCCAAGAACCAACAATAGCATATTTAACTGAGCATATTAGTTCACCTCCACACATTATTCTGTGGGGCCCCACGGGTGTAGGTAAGACAATGCTGGCTAATGCCTGGATTTCCACCCATCTTGAGAGCCAAGGTGTTTCAAAAGCGGTAGACCGAGCCACAATGACACTAAGACTCAGCTCGGCCGATGATCGTGGAATTAATGCAATTAGACAGAAATTGACTGAGTTTGTTAAGCGTGTTCGCCCTGTAAAGGACGCTCTTGCATGGGTTCTTTTAGATGATGCTGATAATCTTCCTGTTGTAACCCAACAGGCTCTGCGCCGTATTCTGGAACTTCATGCTCATCAGTGCCGGTTCTGTTTTGTGGCCCAGAGTCCAGAACACTTTATTGAACCGATTCAGAGTCGCTGTGTAATTTTACAGTGTCTACCAGTATCTATGTATCAACATGGTCCAACTATTATGAAACGAGAGGCACCTAATTTAACTGTGGACCCAGATGCAAGTCAGTTACTTGCATCGTTTTGTAGTGTAAATGTGCGTCAGTATTCACTGGTCTGCAGAATGCTCCGACTATCTGGTCATACTCATATTACCAAGTCTGTGATACAAACCTTGGTAAATATGCCTCCTGTACAACTTTTATTGCGTCTTCAAAATGCAGTAGCAGCACGGGATATTAACAAGGTTACCGAGTGTACACTGACTCTTTGGTCCAAGGGATATAGTTTTGAAGACTGTATTGCTATGCTAGAAATGGTTGTTAAACTCTATAATGCTGCAATTACTGCCGACCTTCAATATGTCTTACAGGTTTGTGCGGAGGGACACATATTTCAAATCTTAAATAGAACGACAACACTTGACTTGATTGCTGTTTTGTCTGGAAAAGCATCATCGGCCTGTCTAGCGTAAATTAAAAATCTGTCTAAAAAGTAAGTGTGCATGGCACAATTTTCGGTTATTCCGGACATGGGAAAAATCAGTATCTTTGTAAAAGAAGTTACTGGTAAATTATGCGAAGTAGATACTACTTGGACCGAATGGTTCACGGGGAATCCTGATACAATTCAAGCATGTCTGACTTTTTTCAGATCATGCTATCGACCATGCCATTTAAAATTATTAAATGAACTGGAAGAAGGTAATCATAGTAACCCTTGCGCTCTTATCAGACAACTGTTAAGACCCCATGGACTTACAGTTCAATACAGAAACAAGGTCTGGAAAATCATTCGTAAATTTAAAGGCGGTATGATTGACGATACTGAGACTGTAGTCGAATGGTCTTAGCCTTTCTTAGCAATAGAAGCCCATACAAAGTTTGATTCTTGAATCTGTTTTTCGGACATGCGTAGGAACCATAGCCAAGGAGTAGACCGTTCCAAAGAATCACGCCCATCAGGAAATGGAATCCATAACAGATGTTTAGTAGAACCGGTCCATTCTGTTTCTCCTAACAGTGTTTCTAATTCAATCCGCACTTCGGCCTCTTTGTCAACATGTATCGAACCCACTGCATGACGGTCCCATGCATAATTCAGACTTTTACGGCAGTCGGCCGATGACCACGACTGGTCCCCGGCTTTAATTAAGGCCCGGCAGTCGCGTTCTAATCCGGACCATACAGGATGATGTGACGACCTAGACCAGCCTGCATTACCAAATGCTGTAACATCCAACCCTAGTCTGGATTGCAGAGTTGCAGAAGATGCTATAGGCAAAACGGAACCATCTAGCCATAAACCACCCAGATGAGTTAAAAAGGCTGCACGGGTCCAGGCAAGCCACAAAAAGGGTGGACATCTATCTGCTTCGGGAGGAACTACACAACCCGCTGCCTCTAGTATTCTATGGGCCTCTACTCGACCAATTACGGGTTCTATATCATAGAGGTCACCCGCCATAGCTATTGCTTTCTTTTGGCAAATCTTGAGATAGGGTTCATTCGGTTCAAATGTAGTCCGTGCTCCCCAGTCGAGCCAATGACGAGAATTTAATTGACTGTTATCGATAACCCACCAGATTTTATATTTAGAACTAGGTGGTATATAGTCCACCATCTTATTTCGGACACCATATGCAAGAAAAAGAATGGAAAGAAGACCAACTCCTAGTATCCAAGACTGTGTCATACCCTAATCTACTTCCATGAAATTAAAAGTTTAGCTAAAGGCTTATTCTGATATTCATCTTCTATGAAACTTACCGTGCATTTGGTTATTAATCGAAGTTCTTTTCGAATCATTGCAAGAATGCTATGGTCCATAGAGACAGCTATTTCTATTGGAAGATCCAATATAACTTCATAATAACCCAATTTAGCAGCATCTTTTAGAAGACGGTCACCACGTTTTCCAAACCAGTATAACCATCCTTCTGCTGTATCTTGTAACGAAAGAGATTCTTTTAGAGCCTCTTTGGTTATTTCTCTGAGTTCATCCATTATTATTCATTGACCAAGAGTCGACGTTTCATGTTTTCCGACCAGGACTCAAAAGTTGTATCCTGTTTAGCTAAACGGAGCCGGCGCTGTCTTTCGCGCTCTTCAACAGCAGCAGCTGCGGCTGAAATACGAGAAGATTCATCAGGAACTACACGGGCCATTTCTTCGTTACGGATTCGACGTGCTTCTGCCATTGTAGTAGCCGAGCGTTCACGAACATTTGTCACTTCACTTGCTACTTGCTGATATATCGTGGCCGATTCACCATAGGCCTGTTTGAGGTCCGTAAATTGTATATCAGAACCAAGTGCAGCTGTAAAGTTATCGGTTTTGCCACCAAGTTCTGTACCACCCAGAGGTACAATATATTCGGGTTCTAATCTCCGTGTGACTGCTGTAGTTCGTTGGGCAGCTGCTTTTTCACGGAATACCTGTTCAAAAACCTGTTGATTGAATTTTCCTTTTAGACGTGGATCGGCAGCCGATTCTTCTGCACCGTTGCTTTTTAGCCAGTCACCATAACCAGTTTCTTGATCAGGATCGGGTAGTCGATTTTCTTCAAACAATTTGTTAAATGTATTCATATCAAGTTTCTTGGCCGACAAAGTAACCGGTGGTCCATCCTGTACCATTGGAACCCGTAATGCAGCCGCTGACTCTGGGCTTACCGTGGCTGTCATACGAGCCTTTTCTGCAGTTGACATCTTAGGATTAATCCGATCAAGAATCTTACCTAGATATTGAAAAGCTCTGGTCACTTCATCAAATTCTGCAGCAGTGCCACCTTTATCAGGATGTACTCGTAGAGATGTCTTTTTAAATGCAGTCTTAATACGATCATGAGTAAGAGGTTCTGTTTCACTGATTCCTAGAAGACTCAGAGCCTCTTGAAAATAATCAAGAGCTTTTGCTGCAGGAGATATCATAAGTGTAGTGGTCCAGGGCCACGGTTTTTTGCCTCCAGATGCACGCCATGCCATTAATGGTTCGTAAATCCCAACTTCTTGGGCAGTTTCAACTAATTCCGGCGATGCTAACAAGGTTTCTAACATACGTAGTTTGACTTGATTAGATTCTATAGCACTTAAATCAGACCATATACGTGATGCAGATGCACCCATTGTTATAGTCTATTATTTTAACCTTAGGTTATAGCCGATGGATTTTCTAGTAGCCATGGCAAGAATTCCACCCGAGATTGCAGATATTACCATAATGCCAATTATGGTCGGTACAGAAAGTGCTACTATATTCCGATCATCCATGTTTGTTGGAACAGAACAAATACGACCATTCCCATGAGCTATGTTAGAACCCGAATCGACCCTTGGTTGAATATCAATGAGAGGATGCCAGATCATACGAATATATTCCATACGAGCCATATAAGCCATAAAGGCATCTACATGGAGTTCAATGGGATATGCCTTTTCTAATAGTTTCTGTGCACCCTGTCTAGATACTATATAGGCATGTGTTCCCATCAGACTTGTACATAGTTGCCACGGATTATCGTCTTTTATTGGTTTGCATCCCGTCACACCTCCACCAAACTTGGTTCGTTGAAGCTGTAGTATATCCCAATCCGGAGGAATCACGCTCAAGACTTTTATTAATTTTTCTTTGAGATTTACGGGTACAGATGCATCATCTTCAAAAACAAGTGTGGCCTTTATTTTAGGATCGGCTTTCAATAAGTCCTCCCATACTTTAAAATGAGACAGACTGCATCCAACAGCTCCCGCTGCATCAATCTCATAATTAGAGCGCCGTGTCTTGAAATAAATATTGTGGGCCGTTGCAAGTGTGACAGCCGGATGTTGGTGGGCAACAAAAGTAGATGCATCTACAGCATCTATACGGGTAATAGATATATTAGCTAATCTAGCTTCGCTAGAAATACGTGCCCATCTATCTGGTCTTTTGGCCAATGATATACAGATAATTTGCACTTCATCTAATTTCATTTCCCCTAATAGTTTGTGTATATTTTTCAATCAGAAGTCATCGGTTTTGTCAGTCAATGCAATATTAATCACGAAAGTTTTCCATGCATCAAAGGCAATGGATGTAAAATAAGTCCACTCTTTATCTGTTTCATTGCGAACTTTGATAGTAGGAAGTGACTTAATCGTAGCCTGAAAATCTTCGTCCATTGTATCATAATTTATAAATATGGGTTCAACACCAATAATCTTACAATGGGCAACAAATTCCGGCTTAATCTTGTCGCACGACTTGCACCAAGGAGCTGACACAAACTGTATTTCTAGCATTATACTATTTATAACCTATGAATTATCAATCAAGTTTTTGACTCCAGGTCTCTTAGAACGGCTTCAGGGATGATTGGAATCAAGGGTTCGGTCTGCCATAGTTGTGTAGTTCCAATATCAAAAAGAGAGAACTGGGCGGGCCAAAATTCCGGTTGTTTCTTCATAAGAATGAGTTGACTCTTTTTTAGTAATTGTCTAGCCGATTTCTCGGGTAGAACAGCAAGAAGATGAATCCAAGATGGCAAATAGGTTGTATAGCGGAGTGGAGGAGGAGCTATGTTAGAACCTAGAAGACTGAATAATGGCGGTAAATGGGGTTCATAAAACCAACCCAAGTCTACTGGACGACCCTTGTAATAATCATAGACCCATGCTATACCGGCCAAATACTCTGAAGGATCCGGATTACACCACTCCGTATAGATATTTTGCCAATTTGGTTTTAGACGATAATCTTTGTAGAGTTCAAGCATCTTACCAGACTTATTTCTATACGTCATGAATAAGTATTCTTCTTCGGATGCCATTTGTTTCACAATTAGTTGGAGACTGGTTGGATCTATAGAACCATTAACAATCAGAGACTTACCCTTAGACCACAGATTTTCTAGGTTATCAATGAGTTTCGGTATTCCATCACCACGTACTGTGTGGGTCAGTGATTTTGGAATAAAATCATTACCGAGTAGTGACATGGCGGCAACAAAATCATCGGTGTGTTGAATCGACTTTAACAGAACAGATTGCAGAGCGGGAATGTCAACCGTTCTCCATCCTGTAGCGGGTTCAAATTCTTGGGCTTCTCGAAGAAGATGAACGGTTTGACCGCGTTCTGAAACAAGAAGCATGGCCAATAATACCAAATCTGCATCAAGACCATAAATCATACATGATGCTGGCTCAGGCAGTCCGCGCATGTGGGACATTAACTTGTGTTCACCTTCTCCAGGTTCTTCGGTAGTAGAAATAATTACGGGAATCCCCATAGATTTCTGTAATGCAGTTCCTGTCTTGACCAAGTCTTTTGCAAGAGAAGCCATAAAGGCAGAACCCGGTGTTAACGCATTTTGGTCCCAGCTTTCAACGTTGTTTTCTTTTTGTTCTAGTGCTGCTAAGTATGGTCCCTTGAACCGACGAAGACGCTGTTGTCTACGTTTTGCTGCACAGACAACACCGTCACATGCTACATGGATACCTGCTGTGGGAATAACTGTATTAACTATCTCTTCTAGATACTTGCAAATACGTTTGCGAAAGGTTCGCTCCCACACTGCATTATTTTCTGTTTTGTATGGTTCCATTGTATGCAGAACATGATACATGGCACAATTAAAGTCTAGACAGAGCCACGCGGGTCTAACAATTGTTGATGTTATAATTTTGGGATACTTTCTACATAGATGACGATAAAAACTTGGGATACCCATTATGAATACTATGTGTGGAAAGTGTTTAGCCTTTATAGGGAATGTCTAGTAATTTTTGGAAAGATTTTGTAATACCATCATTTGTAGCAAATTTACAAATCTTGCCTGAAACGCTATTGTGTGGTATTATAATATTTGGTATCTTATTGGCCAGCCAGCCTCTTATTATTCTGGCAGTCTGTCTAAGTATAACCCAGCTTCTGGTACATGCTATGGGTACGTTGACACCAGGTAATGCTACTGCTACCTCGCCCCTAGATGCATGTTCTACAGGTTTTATAGGAAAGAGTGTGGCCCGATTATTTAATAATGATCCTAGTCTATTGTGGCGTCCGTATGCACCATCGAATTATTTGGCTACTGTAGGTTTTATTACTGGTTGGGGTTATGGTCTTCAGCTTGTCTATTCTGATGAAATAGACAAAGGTATATTTCCTAGACCATTAATGACAACTACGGCAATTGTAGCCACAATCTTATTATTATTGGCACTTGTATTCCGTATGTATTCAAGCTGTGAAAGTATAATAGGAGCTGTGACGGGTACAATTATTGGTCTACTCTTTGGTTATCTGGGCTGTGTAAGTCTGGGATATGCTACAAATAAAAAGGCTACAAATATCTGGGGTATACCGTTACTGCGTAAAAAAAATGATAAGAGTAGGGGGTAATGAATCCAGTGTTAGAAATACTCAGTGGTATTTTTAGGTTTCTTCCGAATACAATGACAGCATCGCTATTGGTTCTAGGTGTATTTTTGGGGAAAGTATCATGGATTGCTATATCTGTAGGAGCAATTGCACTAACTATGTCAATCTTATTGATACAATCTATTGCTATGCCCACGTGGGCCCATGAACTGTCATGGCTAAAGTCTATATCCGGTGGTGCAGCAATACTTGCATGTTCATCTATTCCTACTAGAGTCCGTGTAGACCAGGAACCAATAATGTATACTACTCCGAGTTTATGGATGGCTGTTACGGCATTTTACTTTGCATTTATTATTAAAAATGCTACTAATGTGTATTCACAGGCTCCTGCTCTTAATATAGATGATAAGTATCTGAAATTTAAGGTCGACCATAGAAAGAGCGTAGGACTTGTAAGCATGGTTGCTGTGGGTATTTTATTATCTGCATTAATAATTACTCGATTCCTTTCGGCGTGTGAATCAATTGTAGGAAGTATTTTAGGTCTCTTATTGGGTATAGGGGCAGGCATAGGTCTGTGGCATCTTATGTCAATTCAAGGTAGTGAAGTATATCCCGATATTCATGGAGTCATGATAGGTCTAAAACCCGGTAGTCCGTATTCTACTGAAAATTACTATGGTTAAGTAAAATTGACCCCCCTGGCCCTTTGCTACAGTAAATACATGACAACTTTACGAATTCCTCGAGGTCTATGGGAAGACTTGGAGGAATCTGTAATTAATCAAGATAGACAATTCTTAATTGAAGTTGCACGGAGTCTCGGACTTCCTATCAAAGATGTGCTTCGAAAATGCTTAATTGCTAAACCGGTACTTATTCCTTACGATACAGATGTAGAAGTATGTCCGTGGTCTACTCTTTCACAGTCTAAGACATTATGGTTTCCGTGTCATAGGAAACGGTTGGCTCCGACTTTGCCTTGTTGTATACATGAAAAAAATAGGAGTAATGCTAAACTTACATTGGAGTTAGCGGACTTGCCGAGACGTATTCCGGTAACTCGTAATAAGATATTGTATTGGATTGACCCGGCGGGTATAGAACCACCATTACATGAGAATGGTAGTATAGCGGAAGGTAGATTTATTCTTACACGCCATAGAGGTGTGCAAGTTGCTATTTGGACCAAATCTTAGTTATTTTAACTAGGACTCGTTAGTCCTAGCCAGGACTGGTTAGGACTTAGAAAAACGTTATACTTAGATAAGATAATGAGGCGTGCCATTTCATTAAACCCTCCCACAATTTTTGAAATACAAAAACCATGGGAAATACGCATACTGAGTAGTCCCGAACCTGGCAAAATACGTATGTTACTAAAACCGCCAACTATCCCTATACCTCTATTAAAATATTGGTATGCCGACATGTCATTAACAGAGTGGGTTCAAAATATTGTTAGTCTGAAAAAAGAAATAGCTACAAATCCTATTACTCGTTCTATGTCACCTCCCAATATTGTTCAAACGGTTACCGCCATTTTTGAAGAAAATCAGCGTGCCCGTTGGTTAGCATCTATTGTCCTACAACGGTGGAAAACCAGAGTATGGAAAAAGAAGACACAGTGTAATGTCGACTTAATTGACATGGCCGACATTAAAGACAAAGATGCTATTTTTATGACAGATACTACTCAGCGCCAGACATTCCGATTTCATCGCCGTGATGTATTTCGTGGTTTAATAGCCAATATTTGCATGTCTGAAGAAATGATGGCATATCCTCGGCCCCCTACTAATATATGGACTAATGTGCCTCTAACACTTGCACAGACTATAAGTATATGTGCACAGCTAGTCATGGATTATGCAAAGAGAGGTCTTTGTCCACCGGTCTTACTATCGGCCTTTTGTGCAGCTGGTTATGATCTCATCCGTTTCAAGAATGACAATGCATCCTTGTTATCTCATCATGCAATTAACAGCTATTTCAAAGATTTAACAGACGAAAACAAGACGACTGTTTATGATACTGTAATACAACTCTTATCAATGGCTGGACTACATTATTCTCCGTCGGCAATTAATCGTTGGTTATCGGCACCACGCACACCGCTCCACAATGAATGGTTACTTCTAGTTCGTGATTATACACTATATATTAATCTTCATATACAAGTCCGTCCTAGTTGGATAAGTACAATTGGTATAAATTATGATATCCGTGCACTCTATGCCAGAACTACTGAACATCTACCTGAGCGCCGTGTCAGAGTAGTTGCACAAAATCCGGTGTTGATATCTTCTGCTCTGCAAACTCTATTAAATATTAATGTTGGCCATGAACCTATGGACAATGATATTGCATTAATGTTAATTAATTCAACTATCTTCCATTAAGGGGGGGAAACCCCCTTCGAATCCCCCTTTTAAAATATGGGACACCCCCTTCGAATCCCCCTTTCAGAATATAGATTAGGAACATACTGTCCTTAATTTTTAACCCATTATCTTAGATGTCCAAGACGGACCCCGTGAATGAAATCATACCCGGTGTCTGGATAAGTCGTTGGGAAATAGCACACAACCCCCAATGGTTAGCCGATCATAATATCAAAGCTGTCTTTAATTGTTCAAAAAATATACCATTCTATCCAAGTATTCAAAAACAGTATCGTATACCCGTCGATGATAATCTCCAACCCGCCGAAATCCGAAATATGGAAAAATGGGCTCCCGAAATAGCCTATAAGATAATGCATGAATTTAAGTCCGGTAATCCAATCCTAATACACTGCCATGCCGGTATGCAGAGGTCCACAACAGCCTGTGCTTTTTTTCTGATGTACAAGACCGGTGATCCTCTAATATCTGTAATGCGACACATTAAAAAAAAGAGACCAATAGCTTTTGAACCTAGTCCCAATTTTATAGAGTCTCTGCGAGGTTTCGAACAATATTTACGTTCTATGAATATTTAACCATAATAAGATGAATCACCAAGATGATATGGACAATATGTTTGATAAACTAGAAGATCTAACAGATCATCAAAAGGCATCCATTAAACATCGTTATCGATTTTTAATGAATGAATACAGACAGCGTGCTTTTAATTACAGTATCATATTCTATATTCTTCGTACTACTATGACTGTGGGTTCTCTAGCTGTCCCGGCTCTTTTGAGTCTGCAAAGTTCACCTGACCTTTATTGGTTTACTTGGGGACTGAGTCTAGCTGTAACAACCGCAAATGGTATTACAACTCTATTCAAGGTTGAAACAAAGTATTTGACTCTGCATACAACCATGGAGAATCTGCGTACAGAAACGTGGCAATATCTAGAACTTGCCGGTAGATATTCGGGCCATCATGGAGCACATAAGCCGACACATATGAATCAGTATGTTTTTTATTGTAGCCGGATTGAAAAAATCCGAATGAAACAAGTGGGAGAAGAATTTGTTAAACACACTGATACAGAACAGCGGTCACCGCCTGCTCCTAATCAAGGCCAGATTGTTCCATCACCTGCAGACCATGCTATTCGAAGAGATTCTGTGCATACTACAGGGGATGAATCGGTCATCGAACTCATCGAAGCAAACACGAAAAGCAAAAGTAAAAATAAGACAGTGCCAGTGCAGAACGTCACTGGGGAGATGTCAGCAACCAGCAATCAACAAGAGACTGTTCTGTCTAGAACATATTCAGTGTAAAGGAGCTCCTTTATCTGGTTCTGAACCATTGTATAACTTAGACCGGTATAACAAAGATCCAAAGATTACAGAGACACATAATTGTTATACATTTGCAGCGGATATTATTGACATGGACCAGGTACACCAATGCGATGGTAAACCATCGTGTAATACGCGGTTTCACCAGCCAGGAGGAACAAAAGGAAAGGCCAATCTTTTACATTCAGCATCAGGAAGAACATGTAAGACCGTAGAAAGCCTGATGAGTCTTGACATACCGGAATTGACTAAGTCATCATTTCATTCTAGATGTCCTGTTGGATCTAGTAAGATTGCATTGGCTGTTCATCCAGGAGAAGATTATCATTATTATAAACATGTTAGAAAGTCAAAGAAAAATAATGGAGTATGGTTGCACAAGGATGGAAGCAATCCAGCTAAAAATTTTGATGCCGATGGAAATGAGATTTTTGATCCTGAATATGCAGCAAGAGATTATAGGCCACGGAGCTTCTTGAATTACAAGGACTTCTGTGGATATTATTGCATGCCAAGAAATTATCCTATCCGACTACAACGCGATGATTCTTAAAGATATTGCTTGAGTTCATAGTAATTCTTACAACGGGTATCTGGTCCTGGTCTCTTAATACGCCGGCCATCATCTCGCTTAGCTGTCTTGCGACAGTGTTTTAATTGACATTCACGATATTCTCTTCTAGCAGTTATTACACGGGGGGCCCGTAGTAATCTTGCCTGAGTACGGAAATAACACGCATTGGAACCTGCACATTCCTTTTTAGCTTTTTCCCATGTAGCAGTATATAAACGTCCTGACTTCTGTTTAAGAGTGCCACAATGTTTTTTCTCACAGTCTTTTTGATTTATATTAATACGTTTATTATGTGCTATAATTCTTTTAAATGTAGCTCTTGCTGTCTTAAGACATTTTTTGAGTTTTTCTATTTTTTTAGCATCTGGTTTTGGAGTTGAAAACCAGAACATCTACTTAAAAGATATAATTTAGACAAAGTGTTTCAATGCAGTCTCAGGATCCCAGCGTTTATTACCATCAAAGTTAGTTACTCCTTGAAGAACATGCAAAATAGCCGACTCTTTGGCAAAAATAGAATGAGTGAATCCTAACATTTTTCTTGTAACCAAGGAGCGCCATAAATGTAACATTACAAGACCTAGACGCCACATATCCATTTTTTTCCCATACTTTCTAACAATGGCCCCAAAATTATCCGCCTTTCTTTCATTCTGTGTAGCCTCCCCAAATCGAGTCAATGCTGTAACTGCATCTTCGCTACCCGGGAGTTTTTGAATTATGTTGTATTCATTATTACCAGCCTGTATGAATTTATTAAGACCATCTATAATAATTTCTTTTACCGACAAACCTTTGTTAGAATTTAACATGCGCCACACTTGAATTTCTGGTGCATGCCATACCTTGGTAGGTTTAAATCTATTATGTATACCAGCAGAATCCATGGTAGTAACATTATCTATTTTATAAACCATTCCAAAATCTATATAACGGGCCACGCCTTCTGTATCAACTACTATATTTCCTCCATGAATATCATTGTGAATAAATCCAGCCTTTTGATATAATATCATACCTTCTAACAAATGTTTGAAGATACGAATATAATTATTGGCTACCAAAGTTGGGTTTCTTGACCATCTATCAATGCTTTCTCCTCCATTTGGCATAAACAAAGAAACTAAGCTAAACGACATGTATCCTTCTTCATCTTCCAGGTCCTGTAATAATTCGCACTTATCTATATCCGGATCGTCTATAGGTATACGCGGTCTACAGCTTTGAGTAGGAAGTGCAAAATAATTCGATGCCAGAGGCAGTGCCATAATCTGTTTTCCAATAAAAATTTCAGTGTCTTCCGTTGTTAGTTTAGTAAGTACAGATTTGCCACCAATAGTCGTCGGTGCAATACCTGTAGAACAACTGAGTGGCTTATCAAAAACACATCCTTCAGCTCCTTCACCAGTTAGACTACCGCCGACTTGCATCCCCCTAATCACCCGTTTCAAATTCTGAACCATAATCTAGACAACTAATAAGGGGGATGCTATGGGTATCCATTTTAGTAGTTACGCTTATTGTCGGTTATATAGTATCTGAAACAATCGGTGACAAATTCATAGAGGGATTTTCTGTTAATCGTCGTACTGACATCGGTCCAGTTTCTGAAGGATGGACACACGATGAATCCGGATGGGTGCGTGATCTACGTTACACAGAAACATTCACAAATGTTCAGGGACTAGAAATAGCAGGTGATTTCTGTCGTGCGGTTCACAAGTATAATAAGCCCGATACTCTGCAAATTGCATGTGCACTTGCTACTAGAGAAGGTTCGAATACTCTTGAATATCATAGCAAGACAGTGGCAGAGGGATTCCGTATGAGCCGTGATGATTATTGGAAGGCCGTTACCAAGTCTGGTCGTTCAGATTATTGTCGTATTCTAAAAGACGATGTTGGCTGGTTTGCCGGCTGTGCAGTAACAACTGAATCTGGTATCGGTCCCCGCGAAGTCCGTGATACTAATCCACCGCCATATATCAAAAATCTGCTCGAAGCCTATGATGGTTGTATGGCCTGGTATAGATGGCAAGATGATGCTGTTGATATTACTGGTCAGACTGTGACAGAATCTAAGGGTTCTCCTGTGTTTCCATCACTTCTAAAACCATTAAAAACACGTGGTCTCGAAGTGAGTCCTACAAATTATTTGCGATGGGGCGAACCTGAGACATTAATGTTAGACCAAGATATTCCTCCGAATCAAATACGCACTCTTATGTTTTGGGTCTGGTTTGATTCATTCGGAACTGTGTTAGACATGTCCAATTCTGGAAAAGACCGTGTTTGGATTGGTGTTGAAGATGACAAAGAAATACCACCGGCACCTCTGAATATTAGCCAAGCAATAGAAGTACGTCCGGATCATTACTTAGTCCAAAAACCATTGGTTGAAAATAAAAATTCAGTACAGGAAAAAACATCTGCATATATTTTTGAAATATGGGACGAAGAACAACGTATACTAGAATTAAGTGGTTTAGGAGCTAGAAAAGAGAAATGGCAACATGTTACAGTAACTACATTAGACAAAGATGCCTGGCATTCAGCATGGTCTATTTGGATAGATGGTGTTCAAGTAGACAAGAAAGAGGGACGTACTATACCGGCTCTGACTCTTACTACAAATTTGATTGGATTATTCAAAGGATTCCTTCAAGACTTTCGTGTATATAATAGACCTGTAACAGAGGCTCAGATTAAGTCTGCTATGGCCTGGTCAGGGCCTACTCTACATCCTAATCCATAGTATAAAAAGGTGACAAATAGTTGTATGATGTAATAGTAGACAATGTCAGCACGCAGACTCCAGCGCGAACATCTTGAAGTTAAAAATGATCCACCGGCAAATTGCAGTGCGGGACCGGTAAATGAATCTGATTTCTTTAACTGGGAAGCAGTAATCTTTGGTCCAGATGATTCACCGTTTGTTGGTGGAATTTTCAAGTTATCAATTCGATTTCCATCAGATTATCCATTCAAACCACCAATAGTTACCTTTCTCACCAAAATCTACCATCCAAATATTAATTCGGCTGGTGGAATTTGTTTAGATATCTTAAAAAACCAATGGAGTCCAGCATTGACTATTTCCAAAGTATTATTGAGTATTCTGTCACTCCTAACAGATGCTAATCCAGCTGACCCATTGATGCCTGATATTGCTAGACAATACGTAAATGACCGTGCCCGTTATGATGATACTGCAAGAGAGTGGACCAGAATGTATGCAAATCCTTAAGGGCCTGATGTTTGACGATTTAAGAGTGCTGCAATAATTCTATTTTGTTGTGAAATAACCATATTTAAAGCTCTGATTACTTCGGCAGAAGTTGCATTATTTGATAAATAATTTCCATTAAAATTATTATAGTTTGCACGAACAGTATTTGTTGAACCTAGGCCTGTTATTGGTGTACCCGCTGTAATTCCTGCACTAACATCTAGATAAGAAACTGATCCTGTACCACTAAATTGAACTGCTACCGCACTACTAATATCTGACCAGTTAGGTTTCGATGATGAAACGCCAGAAGATGTCAGAACTCCTGATACAAAAACATCACCTCTAATTACTGTAGCATAGGTTTGGGGGTTTAATATACCAGTAATATCACCAACTGTTAAATAAGGTGCTGTTCCTGCTGATTTATCTTCTATCTGTACAGCACTATCACCGTTGCCAAAACATTTCATTCGATTAATTGTAGGTCTATTAATATTGAATGTTGAATTTGTTACAGTTATTGCGGTAGTACTAGCAGGACCATTTACAGTAAGCGATGCAGGTGTAGTAGATGTTCCTAATGTAAGACTATCATTTATTTTTGTTCCTGTTCCATCATATAATAGGCCTATAGTTCCTGTTGTATTTAATAATTGTAGAGTACCATTAGAATTAACCGCAAATTTTCCTGAATTTACATTTATAGTACCAGGTACAGAATTTGGAGGAATAATTATACCTTTCGTAGTTAAAACACCTAGATTATTTATATTACAATTAGGATTTTGACTAGTTCCTCCAACATTTATACCACCATTCAAACTAGATAAACCTGAAACTGTTAATGGTCCATTAACAGTTCCATTAAAACTAGAGCCAGTAATAGCAATACCATTAATAAGTAAACTTGCAGATAAATCAGTACCAGTTGTAGTCAAAGTATTTCTACCAAGAATTATGCTACTACTAACATCTAAACCTTGTATCTGACCTGTAGGATAAACACGGAATTTATTACTGATATCCAGACTATGAAGATTAGTTGCACCTGTAACAATAAGACTGTTAGAAATATCTACAGGCCCTTTAATAGAAGTTTTGCCAGTAGAAGTTACAGTACAATTATTATTAACATTTATTCCATTAAAAGCAGAGATACCACCAGTAGATATAAAAGCACCTCTATTTAGTACTAAATTGCCATTAATATCTAAATTAAAATAAGCACCATTTTGAACTATTCTATCTGAAAATATTGATATACCGCCAATAAATAATAAACTGAGATTAGTTATACCTGTTACTGTAAGATTACCGGTATTATTTATTCCTCTGAGATTAGATGGAACACTGACATCTAATGTACCACTGACATCTAAAGTATTGAGTTTAGTTGCACCCGTTACAGTAAGATTACTGGCATTTACTCCCTTGAAACTAGATGAACCACTGACATCTAATGTACCACTGACATCTAGAGTATTGAGTTTAGTTGTACCTGTTACAGTAAGATTACTGGCATTTACTCCCTTAAGACTTGATGTACCACTAACATCTAAAGTATTGATATTAGTTGCACCTGTTACAGTAAGATTACTGGCATTTACTCCCTTAAAACTAGAAGAACCACTAACATCTAGAGTATTGAGTTTAGTTGCACCTCCTACAGTAAGATTTCCACTAATATCACTATTACTTACAGTAGCCGTATTTATATAATAAGATAAAGGTTGACTTCCTACCATTAGCTGATTCAGACTAGACACTGTTAGAACTCCAGAAGAATCTATGCGAAATGGTGCATTAATTATACGGACTCCTGACACATCAATAACACCATTTATATCTGGTTTCAATCCTGTTGTAAAAGGTAAACCATTTACAAAGACTCCATTAGTTCCACGAAGATAAATACTTCCAGATGTATCTATATTACCTCCTACTCGCAAGTCACCACTAACATCATAATTACTTATTGTAGCAGTTTGGAAATAATATGTAATTGGTCTTGTTCCAATTAAGATTTGATTTGGATTTTGAACACTTAATACACCAGAAGAATCTATAAGTAATAAATTTACATCTATTCCACCTCGTAGATAAGACCGGCCAGGAACTGTAAAATTCCCTGATGTATCAAAAACAGAACTAGTAGAAAGTGGAACACCATTGACAAAGACACCATTGGAACCACGCAAATAAATACTGCCAGATGTATCTATATTACCAGCGGTATCAACTAGGAATTTACCACTTACATCTATTCCACCTCGTAAATAAGACCGGCCAGGAACTGTAAAATTTCCTGATGTATCAAACACTGAAGTAGAAAGTGGAACACCATTGACAAAGACACCATTGGAACCACGCAAATAAATACTGCCAGATGTATCTATATTACCGGCGGTATCAACTAGGAATTTACCACTTACATCTATTCCACCTCGTAGATAAGAACGGCCAGGAACTGTGAAATTTCCTGATGTATCAAAAACTGAAGTAGTAGAAAGTGGAACACCATTGACAAAGACACCATTAGAACCACGTAAATAAATACTACCAGACGTGTCTATATTACCTGCGGTATCAACTAGGAATTTACCACTTACATCTATTCCACCATTTAATCGAGAGATGCCAGCAACAGATAGGTTTCCACTAATATCAGTACTTACATTAGTCGAACTAATATAATAGGATAAAGGTTGGCCTCCTACTACTAGCTGATTCAGACTGGACACTGTTAGAACTCCAGAAGAATCTATGCGAAATGGTGCATTAATTATACGGATTCCTGACACATCAATAAAACCATTTATATCTGGCATTAAACCAGAACCAGAACCAGAACCAGGGGAATATGGTACACCATTTATAGTCAGTGTTCCATTTATAGTTGTATTACCGACTGAATCTACTGAAAAATTACCTCCGCTTCCATTAATACCAGCAGTATTAATAATATCACTGAAATACGATTGTCCACTAATATATTGATTTACTGCATATAGAGTACCTCCAGTTATTGTACCATTTACTGTTAATTGATTTTTTATAGTTACTAGATCAGGCCCCGTAGTTACAACCAAATTTCCATTAAGAGAATTAAAACTACCTACTATAGTATTTCCCACTACATTTAATGCAGAAGCAGTAACAGACGTTAAATTACTTATTCCATCAACGGTAAGATCTCCTGATAAGTCTAATGATGTCAGAGTTAATGCTGGACTAATACCTACATTCGGACCTGTTAATGTGCCACTAATGTATACGTTTCCTAATACATCCAATGAACTCAGACTAGAAACACCCGCGGATAGACTTGAAATGTTAGTTGTTCCACTAACAGCTAAGTTGGTTATATTAACATCATTCAGAGTAGATGTTCCAGAAATAGCAAATGTCGATAATAATAAATTATCTGCTGACAACTCACCCGTAACCTGTAACCCATTTTGCATAATAGCAGAACCAGCCACAGTTACATCAGTCAAAGTAGCGGGTCCAGATACAGTAATATCATTAGTAGTTATTGTGTTAAAATTAGTTGAACCCGAAATAGCTATGTTAGAAAATGTAGCAGAACCCAATATCGACACGTCTTGAAATGACGAGAGCCCATTAACAGACAGTGTAGTAAGATTAGTGGAGCCTAACACAGTTGCATTGTTAGCCGTTAAAAATCCGGTTACAGAAACATCATTCAAGTCGGTTTGATTGGTGACACTAAGTGTATCAAGAGTTGTTAAACCTAAAACATCAACAGCAGAATCAAATGTGGCATCACCTACAACATTAATAGTGGAACCTGCTACGATAGGTCCATTCATATTTAGAGGACCATTCATAACAAATGGTCCAAAAACATCTAGCGAACCACCTATACTAGTTGATCCCGATACATCCAGATTACCCCATAATCCAGTATTATTCACAACAATTAAACTATCAGCAGTTGCAGAACCTGACACTAAATTAGTAATAACACCTGTACCTTCTACAGTTAAAACAGTACTAACAGACGCGTCTCCAGTAATAATGTTTCCGAAAGTACCTGTACCGGCCACTGTTAGATCTGTATTGACTGTAGCAGAAGCACCTACAGTTAAATCTTCTATAACTGACATACGAGTGACCTGTGCCGAACCCGAAACATCTAAGTCAAAACTCACGCTTACATTTCTTTCTACAATAACATCTGTGCCAAAGAATGCATTGTCTAGAACATAAAATTCACCTAAGACACCTGCACTTTTTTCAACATACAAACTTTTTTGAATTATGGCATTGCCTGACACATCTAGTGAACCGTTAATATCCACATTCTTTTTTACTACCAGATTCCTGTGTATTAATGCTGAACCTGAAACCTCAAGTGTACCAACATGTGCATATCCTGAAACATCTAGATTTTGGCCGATACGCGTAGATCCTGATACATCTAAGTTTTCATTAATAGTCTCAGATTCAAGAACAGTTAATGTTCCTAGCACCGTTGGTTTTATGACTTCTAAAGTACCGCCAATAAAAGTATTACCTTCGGAATCAACCGTAAACATTCCATTAACATTGAGTGAATTAAATTGACCATCTGTATTTCCGGCCTGATTAGAATCAAGAGTAAGAATACCCGCTATATTATCTGTACAGAACCCTAGTCGGGTAGACTCTGACATCCGTTACAGTATCGGTTGAATCTTATTTATAGAAACAACCCATAAGTAGATGTCGGATTCAGAGTATGATTCTGATTCTGAAACAGATGGACGTGACACGTGGCTTCATTATGGGCGTCAGGCCATGCAACCTAGAATAATAGAAACAGTTGAGTCTTTTGAATCTGGACTAAATGCCAATAATCAATTACAGCCAACCAGTCTCCAATTTCAACAGATTCAGACAATTCAGGTTGTAACGATAGATAGTCTACATAGAGACCAACAGGTATATCCAAATCCTCTCTCTTGTCGTCTTATGTTACCCAAAGCCTATAAGAATATAAGTCGTATAGACATTGTGCAGATTAAAATGTTAAATGGACTCTATGCTTTAACCGCTGTAAAAGGTAATACTACTCTGTCATTGTATGATGCATCAGAAAATCTTATCTCGGTAACAATTCCGGATGGAACATATACAACTACGACTTTGTCCACTGTTCTAACAACAATGTTAAATGCCATGAGTTCCATAAAATATAAGATGACATATAGTACATCAATAGGACGATTCATACTAACGGCACCTGGTAATCCATTTCGGCTACCTTTTTTATCTTTTCAAACCGATCCTACACAGAAAGTCTATACTGACTGGGGTCTAGGATACATTCTTGGATTCGGGGGTCCGCCCCAGGACTTGTCGGCTAGTGAAACACATATTGCTACAATGATGCCTAGATTGAATACGGATTATATCTATTTGAAATTAAATGAAACCGAAAATATGAATACCGTAGATACTACAGGCCCGGAGAATTTTGCAATATCCCAGGATTCTAATGGTTTAACACAAGCATATTTTGGTAAACTGCTCTTGAATGACTTTGGTTCATATGCCCAGACATTTATGGAAGCACCGAAACTATTTCAAAATCCATTATCTCGTCTTGACCGTATCTCATTTGAGTGGGTCGACAAAATGGGAAATCCTCTGATTGGCCCGGATGCATTATCCTGTGACTGGCATATTACACTCCGAATCTTTCAGATTACGGACGGCCCTACAGATTCATCTACACTAATCAGAACTATTTAAGTCTCCAAACCCACATACCATTTTTATTTTCACGGGGCGTATACCAGCCATCCTTGCCTCGTTTTATCTTACCGACACAGGTTTCCGCTCGAAATGGAGGTAAGTTGCTTCTTTTTCTTGTAAGTCGTTGGCATTTCATTTTACTTACACGCGTTGTTCTCATTTTTGTTCTAATAATGAAAATGAAAATAATAGACTTAAAGTAAGGTATGGATTATGACAATCATCAAACTATGGCTGGAAATAAACAACCTAAGACGGAGTATGTGACAGCTCCCGACACATCTTCGTGGTATTCTCGCAAACTGGGTTGTAATAAGAGTATAGATCCTACTGAGATATCAAGACAATATGCATTTTCTGATCGGATACTTCCTATGGGAATTCCTCTTGATCCCGCACCGGCTACTAGGATTTGTATGAATTATGTGAATAATAGACCACAAGAAGATGTAGATCCAACCGCTCTTTATGAGATGGGCCAGTCTCATCCTCAATTTGCATTTACACCGAGAGGACGGGGACCTACCGCCGTTCAGATTGACGTAGAAAGTCAACTGAGACGTCTAGATCAACGTCTTACTAAGATGCAAGCGGTTATTGCAGAAGATGCTCCGCTCTATAGAAATACGGTTCAGCCCCCGCAACCTACAGGTGTTCGTGCTGATGTATTAAACGCTGCAAATCCTATTGCTACTATTGTTCGACCGGGTCCTATTTGCCGTGATGCAGCAGATGAGTATGCGGTTCAGCGTTCGGGTCTCCGATTCAATAATACAACGAGACAAGATACTCAACTGTATACTGATTATAATCCTAATTAATTTATTATACTTTAAGTAAGGATGTCTTTACCACCATATAGCAAAGATATCAAAAAGGTATTAGAAGAAATAATAGAAAGAAATACCCAAGGTCAATATACAAATATTTCTTTGTTAAAAAAGAATCATGCACGATTAAGAACCACTAAGAAAAAAATTAATGCGTTGACGGCTACAGATAGAAGCACCTTAGAAAAGAGATCTTGGTTAGATAAATTTGTTCCCTATTTTGAAGCAAAATATCCTATCCAACGCGAACCATGGGAGAACAGACAGTCAAGTAATACTGGGACATATGTGTTAGAACTTGCACCCCTTCCTGCAGACTTAGATGTAGGTATGATGAGAGCTATGGTATCGGCATATCTTCATCCTAGATTACAATTTTATGCAGAAACTAAACGGAGTATTTATATCGAAGACGAATTTTCCGAATGGTTTACGGAAAAAGCTACAGGAGGTAGACAAATAGGAAAGGGCCATACAGCTATGGACGTGGAAACAAGTGCAAAAGATGGTATAGATGCATTTTGTGTAATTATGAAAGCGGATGGTTCGGGATCTAATGAAAAAAGTCTGATTCAGAAATTTATTAAATCTGGTGCTGACTTAGATACATTATTTAGGGATCATAAATATATTGAGATTGTTGGTATGACAATGAAAAATTATTTTGACAAGGTCCAAGATGTTAGACATAGGTTTTCATTAAGAGACTTATATTATCTTGGATTCATATCTACGACAACAAATGTATTCTTAGTTAATTTCAAAATTAATGCTGAATTTATTGCTAATGTTGGCTTGAAATATGTTACTGATTCTGGTACTAGTATTTTTCTAAGGAACTTTATA